GAGCACCAAAAAGAATTTTAAATGAAGTGTCCGTACCTTTGGATCTATAAAAATCCCCGGATTGTTTTACAAACAACGACTCGTTTAGTCCACTAAAAAAGTCTTTATTCTCAAAGCCTGGAGCAACGAGGGTTTTTAACTTTCTAAAAAATTCTTTTAGTAGATTAGCATTGAGGTTCTCAACTAGATCATTGGCTGTATGTTCAGAAGAATCCGATTCAGAAAAGACTAATTCCTCTGGATTTTGAATAGAGCTATATGATGTTACACCACTAAATCCTCTTACACAATTAACAAAAGAATTAGTTGTTTTGCTCTTGTATAGAATTATTTCGTCATTAATTTTGATAAGACCATTTTTTTCTGGAAACCCAGCCGTAGAGGTAACAAAGATAGTATCATCAAAATATGAAACATTAATTAAAAGATTGGTAGTGGTCTCATAGTTTACAAGGTTATCTACATTTACATAATGATCAATATTTTGCAATATATCATAAGTATTACCTTCTCCTTCTAATGAAGTATAATACTGACGTAAAAATTCTACAGCAAGAGGATACTCTTCCTTTACGTATTCAGGAACTTGATTCTGAATAATGCTGCTAATTTTTACTCGTTGTGTCATTCTCTTGTAAGCCCTGTGGTATTATAACTAGACGTTTGAACAAACTGTGTGCCTGAGGTATCAGATCCAGACAGAATAAAGTCAGATACTGTATTTAATAGACTATTATTAACATCTAACTGTAAATAAAGATCCTGAAGACCAATCACATCATTTGATTTTGGCGTCATAGAAATCTCTATAATAGATTCTGAACCATCTTTCTTTAGGGTTGAAATAATATTCAAAGGAAACAATTTTATTTCGCCCTTCACATAGTCAACAGTTCCAACATTTCTTCTTACTATAGTGTAAGTGTCAGTAGAATCCAATCTGAATAAGACAATTGAGCCAGTAATACCATCACCGTTCGGAATATCGGTAAGATAAACTACGGAAGAAATGCCCGCAACCGTAAATCCAGATGATCTGACATTAAACCCATCTCTGCACTTAACATAAAATTCATTACCATAACAAATTTCATAAGAAGCAAACTGATTGGGGGCAACCCTTAGATCACGTCTTATTGCAATTTTCGTGATGTTTGAGGTAATAGATCCATCAGTATCATCAACCATCCTCAAAAATTTACTATACTTAAATCTTGCCCCATACCGATTTAATTCATTACTTTTTGCATACGTTGAAATATTATCTAAAATTTTTGTCCCTAAATCATTCGGACTAACGGTAGAATTTGAGTTGTAATATACGGTACTGTCAAACTCTATAAAAAGATACTTAAGATCAATAATTTCTGGTGAAATGCCGGCAACACTATATTTTCTTAAAGATTGTCTAATATTGTCTTTAACTTGATTAGAAACAAACCTACCATTCATAGGTTTAATTGAAATGTAGACCTTTCCAAATCTAGGAGGATTAAGTTCTTCACCACCAAAGGCAGAAATGGATTCCACCTCAGGATAAATTAAAGGAACAATAGCCTCATAATCTCTTGGGGTTACTGCCCTGTTCTGGGCAGAGTAGTTTCTAGGGGCGGACTTCCTTACTGTAGAAACGGACTCTATTTCCTGCCCCCCTTGTGAAGAAGCCGTGGTAACAATGTTAGAAATATTGGATGTGATAATTCTACCATTATTATCAAAGATTCTACCAGAAAAAGAAAATTGAGAGACGCCATTGGCTGAATCGCCGTTGCTGATAATATAACTGACTTCAACAAAGTTTAAGTTGTCTAGTTTTTTACCAAATACATTATCACCAAAGATGATCTCATATCTTTGATCTTCAACTTCTTGTATAAAAAATACTTTTGATTTATCGTCAACATCAAAAAGATTTTCTGCTAGTGTATATTTTTGGGCATTGGTATCAAGTTCAGTTGATTTTACCGTTACATTAAGAAGAGACGTATCTATATTAGGATTCTGAAGAATAAAGCGTTGGTTGACAGAACTGTTTACAGTAAATGTTTCTGTTATAAAAGTCCCTTCATAAATTTGCACATCATCAAATGTTGCAATGCCTGATACTACAGGAACAGTAATATCATAAGGAATGCAAAATGTATAGTTATCCCCATTAAATGCAACCCTAGAAGCAGCAACCAGTCCTCTTTTTAGTGTTAGAGTAAGAGGCTTAATAGAAAGGGAAGTTAGGTCAACAAAGAAAGATACAGTTGCCCGAGCAGAGGTTCTGCTTCTTGGGACATATCCAACTAACCGAGCAAGGGATACTACATTCTCTCTTAATGTTGCCGAATCAATGAATACTTCATTACTTACGACGTTTGCATTATAAGATGAAATATAGGTATTATAGGCAAGTATATTGATGATAGTAGAAAGATTACTACCTTCAAAATCATAATCAGTAAAATTACTATTCGCCCTAAGATAGTCCGTAATGGAAATCTTTAATTCATCATAGTTTAGATTGGTGAACTTAGTTAGGGACATTATCGTGCTGATCTTAGAGCGAAAGTTAACTGTTGGGCCGGAACATCAATTCCGATGATTTTATAGGCGATCCTAACATTATAAGTGTTATTATCAAAATTTTCATCAACTTCAACCTTAATAAGAGATACTCTAGGCTCATAGTTTTCAATTACCCTTTTAATACCATCCCTTAAGGAATCGGATGATAATTCATCCATATTGGAAAAAAGGATTCTACTTGCCCCGCTACCTAGGGTCTCCTCATAGGGCGATTCCCCGTTGACGGTCATCACCAAATTTCTTAAAGAACGAGCAATGGCATTTTCATTTTTGATCACAAGAATATCGTTATTCAAGGGATTGGCCTTGAATGTCATACTGATATCCTTAAAGCCTTTGCTTATTCTTTCTACTGGCATTAGTTTCAGCCAATCAAGGTATTTTCTTCGTCCTCATTAACTTCCTCGTTTTCATCTAGATTAAAGAGTTCTAGATCAGTATCTTCATTAATAGAAACTGCCTTATCCCGAGGAACTTCACGCAATAGTTGAGACATGGATATTATTAGGTTAATTATAATTATTTAGAGCACAAAAAAGAGCCCATTTCTGGGCTCTCTATAAAATCAACGACCTTGACCTCTGGTTTTCTTTTTATGATTACCAGCCGCATTAGGGGCAAATTTTGAATTTTTACCTTGCCCTTGTCGGGTTTTCTTTGGTTGGCTCTGGATCAGAGTGCCACCAGAAAGAGTCTTACCAATTTTTGCCATTACTTAATTTCCTCCAATTCAATTTCGTTAGGGTCAATTTTTCCTTCATAGGATTGTTCAGCCAAATCAAATAGAATGTCAGTACATTCTTCTTCTGTCACATTGTTATAAATTATACGGTTTTTGTATAAAATGTTGTACATTAATTAGAAACCTAGATTTCTTGTTTTTTCATGTAGGACACGAATGCGGGGATCAACCACAACTCTGATTCCTAGTTCCTTGGCATCAAGACAGAATCCAACATCTTCACCACAATAATCAGTAATTCCGTTTTCAAATTCCTGGAGCTTTGGTCCGAACCATGGGTAGTTCATGTTTTCAAATACTCCTTTCTTGATCAAGAGCCAACCACCACCAACAAAGGATGCCTCAAACAGTTTATTACGTTTGGAGATGGTTTCGGCAGTTTCATGTTTCATCGTGCCGCCATTACGAATAAATTCTTCTCCATCATCAATCCAATGGGCAATTGGTGTAGTGTGCCCATCTTCAGTGAGATAAACACCAGAGATAATTGGATTGCCTTCAAGGTTCAATCTCCGAACCTTTTCCCTACGAACATTGATATCAGTATGATCGGCTTCTTCTAGCTCTTGATCAGTCAAATTACTAAAGGGCCATTCTTCAATTGATACATTATTTTCTAGGGGTTCATCAAAATAGGCAGAATCACAAAGTTGCCAAAACTGCTGTGGAGTAAAGCCAATGTCGCTATCAATCCACATTTGGATATCATAGTCTAGCTTCCCTTGCCATGGCTTTTGATAGCGACCTTTACGTACATCTGCCCCGAGCACCTTGCAACGGGCAAAGTTTACCATGGAGGAATAATCATTACTGATTTGAATACTCATGCCATTTTGCACCACCTCAAAGCAGAGCGATACAAAGCTCTTTAGAAAATTAGCAGAAAATTGTCTTCCAGGTAGGCAAAATACAACGGTCTTGCCTTGCATTTTGCGCTTAATTTTTTCATAATCGTAATCAACTACTTGCTTTGGCTTTGGCTCAATGGTCTTTACTTTAAATCCTTTTTTAGTCATAAATCAGGGCACCTATTAAATGATGTTTGTCAGGTGCCGCTATTTAGAGGGTTAGTCGGGATCATAATATAGATTCCATTGAAATAGATCAATATCTATTGAAACATTCCAGGCTCTAAGGGTAATTCCAAACAACTCACTCCTCCCAAATAAACCAATAGAAAGACCAATATTTGGTTCTTGCCAATCAAAATAATCGGAATGGTGAAAAGCAGAAGAAAAAACTATAAATCTTTTGAACTTCAAAAGTCTGAATATGACTTCTAGGCCGAAATCATCCCAGTGCTTAAACTCAAATAGTTTCATCGGAAGTGTTGAATAATATAAACAAGTAGAATCCCAATAGGGATACCAAAGATCCGAAAGAACATTCCAGGATAGCGAATGATCCAACCGGCAAAGATTACCTTCCAAAAGGACCAATACGGTTTATTATGAGGATAGCGTCTCATCCATGTCCTCCAGTAAACGCTCTAGATCTTCCCACGGAATAGTTTTTACTTTACCAGAATCAATGTCTGCCGACATTTGCATTAGACATTCAAGGAACTCTTTATCAAGAACCTCGTCAATGCTTATGGTATCCCAGAAATAATCCCTAGTACATTCAAATGGATCATCACCACATTCAATAAGGGCATACTGTTTCTGGTTATCGGTG